TCTCTGCGGCGCGCTTGGCGAACTCGGACATAGATTGAGTGGTGTCATTCGACAGCTTCTTCCACTTCTCAAGACCTTCCTGGAAGTACCTGTCGCGCCTCTCTGCTGCCGCAGCCTGATCCTCGAAACCCTGGATCGTGTCATCCACCTGCTGCTGAAACTCACGGCGAACGATGCTGTTCGCATCTTCTGCGTAGTCGATGATCTGCTCTGAGAACGACTTGTATTCCTTTGCTTCCTTATCAAGCCCCGACTTGTCGACGAATCCAGGAGTTGGCACCGCCACTGAACTCAGGGCGCGCGAGCGACGCGAAGCAAAGTCGTCTATCGGATTTATCTTCTGCTGTACGATGGCCTTCTGCGATTGAAGCTCTCTGAGACGCTTGATGGCCCGTTCTGACGTGGAGCCAGCAAGGAACGACATCTGATAATTGATGTTGGCGAGTTGGTTTTCCAGCGGGGCTTCAGGAAGTTCCCCATGCAGTATCCCGAGTAAGCCGCTTATTGCGGGAGCGCCTTTGGATACTGCGGCTGTCCAGAATCCTTCCCACGATGCGTGCAAACGCTTTACCGCATCGTCTGCCTTAGCGAGGCGCTTAATCTGCTCATCGCTGAAAGAGGCTCCCAACCTTTCAGCCTCTTCTCTTGCTTTTCGAATGCCTTCAGCGCCCTGCTCGAAAAGGGGCAGCAGATCAGCACCCGCCTTGCCGAAGAGTTCTACGGCCGCACGTGCGCGGTCTGCCGGGTCCTTCAATCTGTTGATGCGATCCCCGATCAGCTCGAATTGCCTGTCTGGCGACAACGCCTTCAGGTCCCTGATCGTAAGGCCCAATGCAGCAAGCGCTTCCCGTGGCTCTTTCGCGCCAGAACCCGCTTCGCTAAGCGATACCTGCATCTTCTTAAGGGCATTGGAGAGGGAGGTGATATCGATGTCAGAGAGCTTGGCTGCGTATGCCAATTCGGACATGGATTTGCCAGTGATCCCGGCCTTAATGGCGGCTTTGTTAAGCGAGTCGCCGAGTTCTATTGAACGTGCGACGACAGCGCCAATCGATCCAGCGCCAGCTAATACCGCGACTCCCCGAAACACGGAGGAAAACTTGCTGGCGGCGCTCTGGGCCATCGACACGGCCTTGCCCAGATCGGACTGAAGGCGCGCAGTATTGGCCGATAGCTCGATAACGAGTGCGCCAAGGCTAGCCACGCTTACCTCCAAATACAGCCATCAACTGACCGGCGACATCTTTAGGTCGCAGGTCTTCTTCTTTCAGGGACAGGAATTGGTTCCACTCAGCCAATTCTCTGACTGACATTCTGGAACCCAGATCGGCTACTGTCATGCCCAGCTCGCGAGCGAGACTGAATAGAAATCGTCTCGCGGGCTGGGCAATCAGTTTCCCCGTATGGCTTCCTGATCAATCCAACCGTTGAGCTTTCCAGCGGCTTCGATAATCGCCTTCACCGTGGAAGTCTTACGAAGGTCCAGGAACCGTCCGGCCTCTTCAGCCGTGAGGGCTGGCTTCCCAGAGTCGTCGCAAACATAGGCGGCAAGTTGCATCGTAAGCAGCTTACGCACGTCATCCCCTGCAGCCTTAAGCGCGGCATCAAGGTCGATTTGCTCTCCGGCAGTCAATGACCGAACCTTGACACCTGCCACTTCCTGCGTGTCACGCTCAATAGTTAACAGGCTCATGCGAAGAATGCTGGCTGGTTGGTAACTTTGATCGTGCAGGTGCACTGAACGGCACCATCAACCTGCATGCCGGTGAGCGCGAAGGACTTAACCTGGCCCATGAACGCGGTGACCTGGCCGGATGCCAGCGTGATAGTGAAGGCAGACGTCGTCTGGGTTTCACGAAGATCACGCAACCGCTCCTGTCCGGCGTCCTCCGTCGAGGGAAGCCATAGTGTGAGCGTGACATTGCCGAACTCCGGCAGACCTGTCAGATATTCCTTGCCGGTGGATCTGAGGTTCGTGACATCAATATCCGCAGACTCCCCATCGAAGCCGTTCATGCTCACGACTTCGCCGACTTCCGTCATGGTCTGCGGAGTTGCCAGACCGCCTGACGAATACACGCCATAGCCCTGAGCCGTCGAGGTCTTCAGACCCTTGAGGTCAAAGGCATTGGTTGCGGTATTGGCCACCACCGCAGCGCGATTGTTGAGCTGCGTGATACCGACCAGTCCGGTGAGTACAACCACCGTCCCGTTTGCCAGACCGTGCGAGGTGGACGACACCACGCCGGGGTCTGCATTGGTAATGCCGGTGATTGTTTTGGCCGAGCCCGCAGCGGTGGCCACACTCAAATACGCCTGTTGGCTCTTTTGTGCCATTTGCTATCTCCAGAAACGAAGAACCCCGCCGAAGCGGGGTTGAGAGGGGGAAGAGAACCTGGACCTAGTCCCAGACCTGATAGTCCTGGGTGATGCGAAACAACCCGGGGTCCACCTGTGGGTCGTAGTTGTCGAACTCGCCTTTCATCACATGCCCGGCAGCCTCCAAAGCACTGCGACAGGCATTAGCCAATGCGCGCGCACCAGCATAGGTAGTGGCCCATGCGTCGAGCTGCACACTGCAATCATCAAGATTCCCGTTGCCTCGCAAGTGGTTCTGCGGGACCAGCGAAGTACGCTGCAATGTGACAGCCGGCGGGGATATTCCCTGAGCCTTGAGCAGCGGGGAAATCTTGGCGTTCGATCCAGAGCCGACGATTGCCGTTACACCAGCGTCGGCAACCAGATCGGCAAGTACTGTTTCGAGGCTCACAAGCCGACCTTTCGCTTGATGCGATTGACGATGGAACGTCTGTACCGCTCAGCAGCCTTATCGATCTCGGGCCCCATGGATTCCTTGAACCGATTGAGCGCCTCGAACTTCTTGGCCTCGAATGCCGGGCGCAGAAATGGTTGAGCAGGAAGGGCTTTGACCTTTTTCCCGAAGAACCCCTTCTCCGGAGTCCCCATGTTTCGCTTCGACGTGACTTCTGCACGCCCGAACTCCAGCCACTTCCAGTAATAGGCGTCCTTGTCGCCGTGCTTCCTGCCACTACGAACTGAGATCAGGCGTATCGCCTTGACCTTCGTGCTGGCTCGGTCACGGAACGAATAGATCGCCTTTCTCAGGCGTCCGGTCTTTACCGGAGCGTTCTGTCGGGCCTGCCGGACAATCGGCTGTGCAGCCTTTGTAAGAGCCGGGTGTAAAGCCTTGGTCTGTATATGATCGGGGAGCTTGCGCTTGAGAACTTCGGTAAGTTCAGCAAGGCCCTCAACCTTCACTTCCATCACAGCACCGCCGTCGCCTGAATCTCCAGTCCATCGCGGCGACCTATTTCCGACACGCCTGCAATGTTGTAGGCCAATCCATCCACCACGATCTGATCCGTAGGAACCACGTCCGTCCGATAGCGGATCTGCCAGATGGTCGTGATGTCGGCATTCATCTGCTGGGCGGCGAAGAACTCACGACCACGAAGGTCACGCTTGCCAGCCCATACCGTGGCGTAGGCGGAGTAGGAGACTTCCTCTTCGCCGGTGGTCGTATTGCGGGTCAGAACGCGACGCGTCAGCATCGCGCGGCGGTCAAGGCGCTCAGCCTTCATCAGAACCACACACGCTTGGAATTGAGTAGTGCCTCGGCAGCCTTCAGGTCCGTATCGTTCCTGTCGTACAGCCAACGGGCATAGAACAGAATGGCGTGCCGAACCTCTTCCGGCACATCGCCGAGAGCCGACGCTCCGGCGGTATATCGAACGGTGATCGCATCACTTCGCTCATAAGCCTGTGGCCAGGAATACCCATAGGCCAGCTCCAGCCTATTCAGCCGGTCGCCCTTGTTCAGGTAGTAATAAGACGCGGACAGATTTTGGCTCGCGCCTGCGCTATCAAGGTACGTCACTGACGTCACCGACTGCGCGGGGCCCCTTGGCAACGTCAGATCGTCGAAACAGTCGAAGTACGCATCAATGGTCTGCGACATGAACACCAGGCCGCACAGATCCTCAGCCCAATGGCGCGCGGCCAGAATGTATCCGGCCAAAAGCCCATCGGAATCAGACGTGTCAATGCGCGCGTGATCCTTAAACTCAGCGAGCGATACGGGCTCCTGAGTCGGCTGAGTGACGACCGTGAACTTCATGGGATGGGGGCAGGCATTACCCTGCCCCCTGTCTCATTACGGGACGATCTGGACAACCGACGCGTTGTCGATTGCAGAGGCCGGCGCATAGCGCAGGTCTGAACCCCAGACCTGGCCATTCACCGTGCCGCCAGTCGCGCCGCCAGTGACGATGCGAACCGCGACACAACTGAAACCACCGTCCACGTCCAACTCATCCGCGCGAGCCGAGATGATCACCTGCTTGCTGTCGTTGGCCGAGGCCGACGCGGCGAGCTGAGTGATGGCCTTCAGGCTTTTCGCGCTGGTGCCGGACGTGTCAGTTGCCTGATACAGAGCCACGTCAACGGTTTCGTTTGCCATGTCGCCGAGATGAACCACTGCGCTGATTTCGCCGCAGTATTTCGCCGACACGTACGAGGAAACCAGCGGCGTGCTGCTGGCGGTGCCCTGAACCGCCACGAGAAGGGCATTGCGTTC